GGGCGGCGCACACGTCAGCCCCGTGAAGCAGCTTGCCCAGATCCTCGACTCCGCGGCCGACGCCCTGGCGGCGCAGAAGACCACGGCCACCTGAGATCCGCTCCGGCTGCTGGATTTTGACGGCGTCAGCTAGCCGGAGCGGTGCAAGGCCCGTGCGACGTCCTCCAACTCCCTGGCGGCGCGCGGATGACGGCGGCACCCGACGACCGGTGAGGTCGGCCTCGTCGGGTGACCGCTGACGAGCCCCCTTCGTTCCCGTGAGCGGAGGGGGCTTCGTCGTGTCTGCTGGTCAGCGGGACTGCGTGTACAGAGGTGGTAGTCTCATATCTCCGGATCTCCGGATACTCTGAACTACCACATCTGAAAGGGGCGGGCCTGTGGCAGCAAAACGACTTCGTGGCGTGCGCTGTATTCGCCTCAGCGTACTCACCGACGAGACCACCAGCCCAGATCGTCAGCGGGAAGCCGACGACCGTGCGGCCGACGAACTGAACATTGACTTCGGCGACAGGGAGGCGGAAGACCTAGACGTCAGCGCCTCCAAAACCTCGCCGTTCGAGCGCCCGCAGCTAGGGGAGTGGCTGCGCCGGCCGGAGGAGTACGACGCACTGGTCTGGTGGCGGTTCGACCGTGCCATCCGTTCCATGGCCGACATGTACGAGCTGGCGAAGTGGGCACGAACGCATCGCAAGCTGCTCGTCTTCGCTGAGGGCATCGGCGGCGGGTCGACCCTGACGTTCGACTTCCGCAACCCGCTGGACCCCATCGCGGAACTGATGATGGTCTTCTTCGCCTTCGCCGCACAGGTCGAAGCGATGAGCATCCGCGACCGGGTGATGGGCGCGCAGGCAGCCATTCGCAAGATGCCGCTCCGCTGGCGTGGCTCTCGTCCGCCCTACGGGTACACGCCGGAGCCCATGCCCAAAGAGCACGGCGGCGCAGGCTGGACCCTCGTCCCCGACCCTGATGCGGTCAAGGTCATTGAGCGGATCATCAAGGCGCTACTCGACGGAAAGATGAGCCCGACGACCATCGCCATCGAACTGAACGGAGCGGGTGTTCCGTCTCCCCGTGACTACTGGTCCCGGAAGAAGGGGCGGGAGGACGGCGGTAAGTCGACGGGCCCTAAGAGCACTCGTCGGCAAGAGACCCGCGAGCGATTCCTTTGGAGCGGAACTGCCATTACGGCCATGCTCCGGAACGTCACCCTCCTCGGATGGAAGACGCATCGGGGTAATCCAGTCCGAGACGGCGAAGGTCGGCCCGTACTGGCGACAACAAAGCCCATCCTGACCCGACCTGAGTTCGACCTCATCGGGAAGAAACTCAACGACAGGGCGTTCAACAACGGACCTCGTCGGGACACTGATTCATGGCTGCTGCACATCCTTACGTGCGCAGGATGTGACGGCGCTATGTACCTGTCCAAACAGGGCGGTCGACCGGCGTCGTTCAAGTGCGGAGCGCGTCAGCGTCAAGGAACCTGCACTGAGCCCACGGTGGTAAAGCAGGAGTGGGCGGAGGCGTACGTAGAGCGCGAATTCCTGATGCGAGCCGGACCGCTGCGCGTCGTCGAGATTATCGAGACGACCGGTTACGACCCGACACCGGAACTGGAAGCCACGATCGAGGAATTCACCGAGCATCAAGCGCAGGAGGGGCGCCAGAAGTCCAAAGCCGGGCAGTCAGCATGGCAGGCCAGAGCGGACGCGCTTGATGCCCGCATGGCGGAGCTGGAGGCCACGCCGAAGATCGAGCCAAGCCGCGTCGAGATCCCGACAGACCGGACGTACGCCGACGAGTGGGGGCCGCTCGTCGACGCGCCGGAGGAGGAGCGACAGCTCATCGACGCTGCTGAGCGCCGGCAGATGCTCATGAACGCGGGCGTCCGCGTCAGCGTCCGCAAGGGCGTCTCTGGCGGATGGCGGTCGCTGGACGAGTCGCGCATGGCGTTCAGCATGGGTTACGCGAACCAGCCGGATCCGGAGGCGGCTGCACTGGAGGAAGCGCTCCATCAGGCCACGCTGTAGGTAACGGACTGATAACGCTTGTGGGCGTCTTCTGGGCACTCCAGGCGGCGCCCGCGGGCGAGTTTGGCCCTCTTCCGCCTCCGCTGACGTCGACCGGAGCTGCGGCCCCGTCCACAGGCACCTGTGGATAACTACGGCAAGTGACCGTCATGGCTTCGCAGTTGAACGCAGAGTCACTGCAGGGTGCTAAAAGCTCAAACTAACCCCTATTTTCTAGCCCTTCTAACACGTGTTAAGAGGAATAGAAAATAGGGGTCTAGTTTGACACTTCGACCAGGGGCCTCGGAGGACGCTCCAGCGGCTACCCCTCACGCCATACCCATAACAACAGTAGAGGGAGGACGAGCGACCGTCGCGAGTGGCGGACGGACCTCTCCCTCATGATGGTCGGCGATGCTCCCGCGTTCCCCGCACTCTCCTCCGGGTTGAAGCGTGGTCGCAGCACGCCGGCCATCTTCGTCTCCCCTCCCGGTGCATGGGACTTCGACCCGATCGAAGCCCGGACGGGGGAGGGCGGTCACGTAGTGCAGCGGCCTAGCACGCCCCACGGAGTAGGGATCGAGTCCCGCCGTCTCGACGGCAAGTGGCAGCCCATGGGTAGACGCCGGTTCAAATCCGGTCGTGATCACGGAGTCAGCAGCGACCCTAAAGCTTGGGCTACGAGGGGCACGCACTCCCCTTGCCGGTATGGGATCCCCGGCACTGCTGACAACTTCCCGGGCCTTGTCGGTCCGCGGCGAGTCCACTTGCGCCCCGTACGGCGGGGAGGAGGCATACGGACTCAACAGGTATGGGGCTGCTCCGGCAGGAAAATCCACCTCCCCTAGCACGTCGATGCCGCACGCTACCGGGATAACCGGAGGGGCCGCGGGCTGGCTCGACGTCGTTTCCTCGCTGGTGTAACGGCAGCACGCCCGCCTCTGGAGTGGGTAAGTACAGGTTCGAATCCTGTGTGAGGAGCCACGAGCAGCGACCCGGGAGCAATCCCCACTTGCTGTCTCGCCCCCGTAGCTCAGTTGGTAGAGCAGCGTCCTCGTAAGGCGACGGTCGCAGGTTCGAACCCTGCCGGAGGCTCAAGGGGCGTCCCGTGTGCGACTGCGCAGCGCGCGCCCGAAGTAGCGGATGAGCAAGGTATTGGCTGCCTGGGCGATCCTCCGCGACGCTGTCCGACGGCGGGACCCGGGCAGCACAACTCACCCTGTCCCTTGTGGCCAGGGTCTTGTTCTCGGCAGCTAGATCAATGGCGACCCCGGCAACGGGGCCGTACCGCTACGCATCTCGCCGCAGGGTTGACCATGGCACTCGCCTGCGGGACTGACTGCTAGGGGTGAGATCACCGGACTAAGGGTCCGGAGACGGAGGTTCGATTCCTTCGCTGTCGACTCCACGGGATGTAGCTCAGATGGAAGAGCTTCCGCTTTGGGAGCGGAGGGCCGCAGGTTCGAGTCCTGCTATCCCGACAAGACGCAGCCCCGGCGCGGAGGACGACCTCCCGTGACCGGGGCTGAGCTATTTCTGATGGACGGCGTCGGCCGACGTCTCGACACGGCGGAACGTCAACGTCCATCGGATCTGGCCCTTGTTGGGCCACGGGGCAACGCTCTGTTGCTGCTGCTCGAAGTGCCAGCCGACGGATTCGATCATCTTTATCCAGTTGCTGACGGCTGCCGGCTGCACGTTGGCCAGGCTGTGTATGTAGACCGGGTCGCCACGGTCGTAAGCCCGGCGCGCGCCCTTGGTCATGTTGCTTCTGGCCCATTCCTTCATCCCCATGGGGGAGAGCGTAGAGGAGGTGGCGCCATGGCGTGGGCAGGAAGCACACGACGATCCCGCCTCCCGCGGGACTGGCCCCGCATCCGACGCCGCATCATCCGGCGTGACTCGGGCGTCTGTACGTGGCTCATGTCCGACGGCCGGCGCTGCGATCAGTCCGGTACTGACGTCGACCACATCGTCCCTGGAGACGACCACAGGGACGAGAACCTACGGCTCCTGTGCACGTGGCACCACGGGCGTAAGAGCGGCACTGAGGGCGGTTCAGCAAGCGCCGCTAAGCGCGTAAGTACCACACGCCCGAAGCTCACACACCCTGCCCTGGAGGATTGATGGAGCCCACTACGCAGGCACCTTCTGAGACCCCCTCCACAGAAGCAAGGTGGGTGTATTACGCCGGCCGTAGGTGGGTGGAGCGTGGCAGCACACACCCGCGTGACGTGGATGGTGATCCCGCATGAGCCAGCCTGAGGGCGCACACGTGGAGATCGTGGAGGACGAGCACACGCCAGGCGAAGGCGTCATAGTCACGCGCGTGGTGGTCAACGGTGTCGACGTTGGCAGGCTCGCTGAGCCGCCTAAGGTCCGCACTGGTGACGCCAAAGGGATCATGGCAACGGTGACTCTGACGCTCGTCCCCTCGCGCCTGGAGATCAGGGGCGATGACGTGCCGGCTGAGGGCAAGGGCTTCGGCTTCACGGCGAGCGATCAGGCCTCTGACCTGCAGTGACGTACCGTAACCCAGGGGGGTAACCCCGTCACGCTGAGTATGGGAACCGTTAAGGTGCTGGGCCTCGCTGTCTGTACGGGTCTGGGGACTTGGCTCTAGGCGTCCACGCGAGCCGGCTGGAGGCCCGAACCGCACCCTTCCGGGGTGCTGGAGGGTCCGAATCGGCACACGGGCGCACACGGATCCAGTCGCAGACTCAAACGAATACCCGCAGGTCAGTGGACTAAAAGCGTTCGCGGCCGATAGGATAGACCACATGAAGACCTCACCCGGAACGTGCGAGCATTGCGGGGAACCCCTCCCGCTGATGGCTCGTCAGCACGCGCGGTACTGCGATACGCGGTGCCGCTCGAAGGCGTTCCGGGCGCGGAAGGACAACCCGCTCCCGCTGGAGCTGACGACCCGCGACAGGTGGGTCCGGCGCAGCACGACGAAGGTTCCGCTGACGAATGCCGCCACGGCAGCGAGCAGCACCGACCGACGCACCTGGAGCAGCTACAAGGATGCCGCCGCTTCGACGGTCGGTGTCGGTCTGGGCTTCGTGCTCAGCGACGTCGACGACGTTGTGTGCATCGACCTGGACCACTGTCTGAACCCGCTCACGGGCCACCTGGCGCCGTGGGCCGCGGCCATTCTCCGCAAGGCCGGCGCCACCTACGTAGAGGTGTCGCCCTCCGGGGACGGCTTGCACATCTGGGGCTACGCGACCGTCCGACAGGGACGCCGTATTCGACGCCCCGACGGTACCGCCGTGGAGATCTACGGCACGGGCCGCTACATCGCCATGACGGGCCGCCGACACGGCTCTTGCCCGTCGACCCTCGCGGACCTCTCCGCGGTCATTGCTGATCTGACGTAGCTACTCCCGGCAGGGGACGCGCTGACGTCCTCAACCCCGGGAGGTACCCGCATGGCCGGACGTGGACCCGCCCCCAAGGACCCAACGAAGCGACGTCGGCGCAACGCTGACGGACCCGCGGAGACGGTGGTCGTCCCCGACGACGAGCTTCGCGGACCGGAGCTTCCGGAGGGGGTGCTAGGAGAAGACAAGGACGGCGACCCGTACGAGTGGCATCCCATGACGCACGCGTGGTGGGACACCTGGCGTCGCTCCCCGCAGGCTCAGACGTTCACTGACACGGACTGGGCGTTCCTCATCGACACGGCCCTGATGCACCACTCCATGTGGGGAAAGGGCCAGTGGACGCTAGCAGCCGAAGTACGGCTCAGAGCGGCCAAGTTCGGCGCCACGCCGGAGGACAGAGCCCGCCTGAAGCTGAAGGTCGACGACCCCTCCGCGAAGCCCACGAGTGCCCCTCACGCGGCCTCCCAGAACGTCACTGACATCTCGTCCCGCCGTGCCCGTCTAACAGGCTAGGAGACCCCGTGCCGCGCGCCCTTGTGCGCGCCCCGGGTCACGACCGCAGCCGCTCTCTTGGGTGGCTGGCGGTCGCATGGATGGAGTACTTCGTCGTACACGGCCCTGGCGACGTCCAGGGCGAGCCCGTACGGCATCGTGACGAGTACACCGGGTTCATCGTGGACTGCTACGCGGTCGACGATGACGAGGGCCGTCTCCTCTACGACTCAGCGTTCTTCAGCCGCCCGAAGGGCTGCGACAAGAGCGGACTGGGCGCCCGAATAGGCCTCTTCGAAGCCTTCGGGCCGGCGCGGTTCGCTGGCTGGGCAGAGGGCGGCGAGGTCTACACGGACCCGTGGGGACTGGGCTTTGAGTACGTCTACGAGCCTGGCGAACCAATGGGCCAGCCCGTCAGAGTGCCGTACCTCCGGATCATGGCCACGGAAGAAGGCCAGACCGGCAACGTCTTCGACACGATCTACTTCAACCTGACTGACGAGGCGTCGCCACTCAGCCACATTCCCGGCGTGGACGTCGGGATTACCCGAATCAACCTCCCTGACGGCGGAGAGATCATGCCGTCGACCGCCTCCAGCTCGTCCAAGGACGGCGGTAAGGAAACGTGGGTCTGCTTCGACGAGACCCACCTCTACAACACGCCCGAGCTGCGTCGGATGTACGCGACGGTGACCCGAAACCTCCGCAAGAGGAAGCGCGGCGCGCAGACGTGGTACCTCGAAACCACGACCATGTTCGCCCCCGGGCAGGACTCCGTCGCTGAGCGCACGTACGACGAGGCGGAGGCGATCCGCGAGGGTCGTAAGAAGCGCGGACGCGCACGCCTCATGTATGACCACCGTTGGGGCGAGTGCCGTGACCTGAAGGACGAGGACGCCCTCCGGGACGCTCTGTTGGACGCCTACGGCGACGCCATGGAGTGGATGGACCTGGAGTCGCTGGTCGACGACTTCTACGACACCCGCAACGACTCTGCTGACGGTCGGCGCTACTTCCTCAACTCGCGGACCGTCGCCTCTAACGCGTGGATGGATCCCGATAGCTGGGCTCTGTGCCGACGGGACGAGGAACTCGAAGCAGGCGAGCTGATCACGCTGGGCTTCGACGGCTCGATCCGAGACGACGCCACGGCGCTCACAGCGTGCCGCGTCTCCGACGGTCACCTTCAGCTCCTGGGCGTATGGGAAAAGCCAGAAGGACCCGAAGGCGAAGGCTGGCAAGTCGACCGCGAGTCGGTTGACGGTGCTGTCGCCCGTGCCTTCGAGCGTTTCGACGTCGCCGGGTTCTACTGCGACCCGCCGCACTGGCAGGACTACGTAGACCGCTGGACCGCCGACTTCGGCAACGACCTCCGCGTCCGAGCGGTTCAGGCACGCCCGCTGGAGTGGTGGACCAACAGACCCACGGCCATGGAGCAGGCGATCAACCGGTTCCACGACGCCGTTCAGGACAAGGGCCTGTCACACGCGGAGACGCTGGACGACGACGAAACGGACTACGCGCGCAACGGCGCGAGGCTGACCCGCCACGTCCTTAACGCCCGCCGCAAGGAGATGGGCCGCAACCACATGGGGATCGGCAAGGAGCACGCCAAGTCTCCGAAGAAGATCGACGCCGCCATGTCGGCGATTCTCGCCTACGAGTGCCGCGCTGACGCTGTCGCTGCCGGCATCACGAAGCGAAAGAAGAAGTCTTCCAAGCTCGTAGCCTTCTGAAAGGGGGCCGGTCATCTATGGCCATCGACGCCAGTCAGCCCGAGTCCCCGGGATGGTGGTTGCAACGTCTGGGGAAGAAGATCCTGGACGAGCGCGAGGGCGACGACGAGCGCCCCGGGCTGGACCTCCTCCAGCGGTACGCCGACGGTTGTCCGCCGCTCCCATCGGTTCCCGGAGTTGATCCACGCGAGGCACACGAGTGGATGAAGGTCGCCCGCGCCAACTGGACGGGCCTCGTCATCGACTCCATGACAGAGCGCATGCACGTCGACGGCTTTCGTTTCGGCAAGGCGTCCAGCAAGGGCAAGGCGAAGACTGCTGACGAGGACGCAAACCGAATCTGGCAAGAGAACAGCATGGACGCGGACGCGGACCTCGTGCACTACGGTGCCGCGTCCCAGCGACGTGCCTTCGTCCTCGTCGAAAAGGGCGACGACGGCCGACCAGTGCTGACGCACGAGACGCCCCGACAGGTTGCCGTGGAGCACGAGCAGGGCAACCGGCGCAAGCTGGCTGCTGGCATGAAGCTCTGGCGAGACGACTGGACCGGGCAGACGCGGGCGACGCTCTGGACGCCGGACACGATCCACTACTTCACCACGAAGACGGAGCGCCCGAACTTCGCCCACGTCCGTACGTGGGATGCGATGACGCTTCCCAGCGCCACGGACGGAAGCGCCAGTAACGAGCTGCGCGCCGTCCCGTTCGGCGTCTTCACGAACCGTCGCAACCGTCGGCCGGCAGGGTTCGCGGAGCACGAAGACATCCTCGCGATTCAGGACCGCATCAATCTGTCGCTGATCAACCTGATTGCTGCCATGCGCTACGGCGCGTTCCGGCAGCGATGGGCCGCGGGCCTGGAGGTCGACGAAGACCCCATCACGGGGAAGAAGCTCGAACCGTTCAAACTGGACATCAAGTCTCTGTGGACGGTCGACGACAACGAGGTCAAGTTCGGCGAGTTCTCCGCCACGGACCTCATGCCGTACGTGCGCGCAGTGGAATCCGCTGTTGCTGACCTGGCTGCTATCTCCCGGACGCCCCCGCACTACCTGACGGGGCAGATCGTCAACGTCTCCGGCGACGCCCTGAAAGCCGCGGAGACCGGACTCGTGTCCAAGGTCCGCGACCGTCAGCGCAACTTTGGCGAAAGCTGGGAGCGCGTGATGCGCCTGGCCTTCACCGTCCTGGGCGACGAGGAACGCGCTAACGCCTTCGACGCTGAGACCGTCTGGCGTGACCCGGAGTCCCGCAGCATCAGCGAACTCGCGGACGCTGCCGTGAAGAAGGACGCGGCCGGAGTCCCCTGGCGTCAGCGCATGGAGGACATGGGATACACACCGCAGGAGATCGACCGCATGGAGGTCGACCGGGCGGCGGACGCTCTGCTCGCTCCGACGGCTTCCGTCACGCCGATCACTGATGCGAACGGCAAGCAGCCACCAGCCACGGACCCGCGGGCCACGATCGGACGAGGGACCGGCAGTGACGCTAACGCCGCTTGACCTCCGCTACGACGCGTCGGTCCGGCGCGTGTGGACGAGCGTCCTGGGAAACATGACGCGTCAGTGGTCCGGGCTGAAGTCCTGGCGTGGCTCTGACGTCGACGGCTTCCAGAAGTCGGCCCTGCCGATCCTCGTCGCCGGCCAGCGACAGGTAGCGAGTCTCACGACCACCTACCTGGAGCGGCTGTACCGCGAGATAGCCGACGAGTCGTCTCGTGTGGACCTGGACTTCGACAAGGTCACCGGAGCCGCGATCCGTAACGGCGTGGAGCCGGCGGAGGTCTACGAGCGCCCGTTCAAAGAGGTGTGGCTCGCGCTGTCGAAGGACGAGCCACTTGACGTCGCCGTGGAGCGTGGCTCCAACCGGCTGAACAGCCTTGTGAAGACGGACCTGCAGCTCACGCGCACGCACACCGTGGTTGAGGTCACCGACGATCAGCCCGGCGTGGAATACACGATCCGTGAGCCGATCGGAGAGCACAACTGCGCGCTCTGCCTGATCGCGTCGACGCAGCGCTACCGGAAGAAGAACCTCCTCCCGATCCACCCTGGCTGTGACTGCCTCGTGAAGACGGTCAGGTCGGACTTTGACCCGGGCCAGGTCGTCGACGAGGCGAAGCTAGAGGCCATCCACGCAGCCGTAGAGGCGGCGCTCGGAACCTTCGACCGCGGAGCGCGCGCCGTCGACTACCGAAAGCTGATCATCGCCCACGAGCACGGAGAGATCGGTCCCGTCTTGGGCTTCAAGGGCCAGCGATTCACGGGCCCCAACGACATTCACCTTCCGACCTGACGCCCGGCATGGGCTGACGACTCCCGACAGGGGAACACCGCATGAACCGTCGCACTCTCGCGCGCCGTAACGCGCTCCTCACCTTCTCCGCGCAGCCGTGGAACCTCTTCGACGCGCCCCCGGGTGACCAGGGAGGCGGCGGCGGAGGCGGGACGACCGTCAACGAGCACGGCTATCCCGACGGCAAGCCCGTCGCGGAGATGGACCCGGCGCAGCAGGTCGCGTACTGGAGGCACCACTCCCGCAAGCACGAGGCGCGCGCCAACGCCGCCCCGGACGCCGCGGAGCTGGAGCGTCTGCGCGCGGCTGAGACGGAGCTGAACACCCGTAAGGCCGCTGAGCTGAGCGAGACGCAGCGACTCCAGAAGGAGGCTGACGACGCTAAGGCGCTGGCTGCGACCAACGCCGCGACGGCTGCAGCCGCTACGGCAGAACTCCTGCGCGTCCAGGTCGCGGCCGACAAGGGCCTGACCGTTGCGCAGGCGAAGCGTCTCCAGGGCTCCACGAAGGAGGAGCTGGAGGCCGACGCCGACGCACTGAAGGCGGAGTTCGGCACCACGAACGCAGGTAGCGGCGCCCCCCGCTCCGGCGGACCTCGTGGTGACGACGCGGGCGACGGCAAGAAGACCACGGCGACCGGTGCCGCGCTGTACCGCGAGCGCCACGCCAAGAACTGACCTACTCCCCTCGGAGGACCCATGAACCTCGGACTCATCACTGAGTCGTTCACGCAGGATCGGCGGGACTGGCTCGGCAGCGAGCACGGCACCGACATCGTCCAGAGCGTGACTCTCGACGTCTCCACCTTCACCGCCGGCACCCACTACCCGGACGGCTACGTGAAGAGCGGGATCCCGCTCGGCAAGATCACGTCCGGCGGTAAGTACGGCCTGTACAGCGACGCCGCGACCGACGGTCGTCAGACCTGCGTCGGCTTCCTCTTCACGGGCGTGGAGGTCGTCACCCGGCGGGGCGCGACCCTGACGTCCGCCGTCGCGTCGATGCTCATCCACTGCGTGATCCGGGAGGCCAAGCTTCCCGTCGCCGTCGACGCCGCCGGCAAGGTCGATCTCGGCGCCCGCGTCATCTTCATCTGAGAGGTAACCACCCATGCAGCTCATTGACGAGTTCGCCACCCCGGCGGAACTCACCGGGTACGCGCGGGCGGCTCTCGCCGACCGCCCGGAGAACGCGGAGACGCTGGACCGCTGGCTCCCCAACGACACGGTCAACGACCTCAGCTACCGGTTCACCCGGGGTGGCGGAGGCCTGACGGAGGCCGCGAACTTCCGTGCCTACGACGCCAGCTCCGACGTCGCTGTCCGTCCCGGCGGTGCGCGCGTGAGCGGCGAACTGCCGCCCATCTCGCGGAAGATCCCCGTCGGCGAGTACGAGCGGATCCGGCGCCGGAACGTCGACACGCAGAACGCGGAGATCCGCGACGCCATGCTTGCGGACGGCGTTCGCCTGGCCCGCCAGATCGAAGCCCGTCTCGAACTCGCTCGCGGCGAGGCACTGTTCTCCGGTGCTGTGACCCTGAACGAGAACGGTGTTCAGGCCAGCGTCGACTTCGGCCGTAGTGCCTCGCACTCCGTGACGGCGTCGACCCCGTGGAGCACCTTCGCCACCGCGGACGCCTACGGTGACCTGTCGAGCTGGCTCGACGTCTACAACACCACGAACGGTCGCCTGCCGGCGTACACCCTGATGTCGCGCACGGCCTACAACTGGCTGCGCCGGAACACGGGGCTGACGAAGCTCGCGAACACGCAGAACCCGCCCACTGTCCTGACGCGCGAGGGACTGAACACCGTCCTCGGCGACTACGACATCCCGCCCGTGATCATCTACGACGCGCAGGTGAACGTCTCCGGCGTCGCCACGCGAGTCACGCCCGTGGACAAGATCCTGTTCCTGCCGGAGTTCGGCGACGCCGTGGGTCAGACCCTGTGGGGCGTCCCCGTGGAGGCGGACGACCCGCGCTACGGGCTGGCTGGCGACGAGGCCGGCATCGCCGTCGGCTCGTACAAGTCGGAGGACCCACAGACCGTGTGGACCCGCGCCGTGGCCATCGCGCTTCCCGTCGTCGCGGCCCCGGACCTGACCTTCCAGGCCGACGTACTCTGACCTGAAACGCGAGGCATCCACGCATGGCGACCCTGACAACGCACGTCCACGTGACGGACGCAGAGGGCACGGCCCACGTGTTCGGCCCCGCTGACGAGGTCCCGGACTGGGCACAGGCCCTCATCACGAACCCGAAGGCGTGGGCGGAGCCGCCGCGGACGGACATCCACGTCAGTCGACTGACGGAGCCAGCCCCGGTGAAGAAGGCACCCGTCAAGCGCGCTCCGGCGCGACGGAAGGCGGCGGACGGTGGCACTGTTCACGGCTGAAGACCTCCGGACGCTTCTGGGGCGACCGCTGACCGACGCGCAAGCCCGCCTTGCGCAAGACACGGTGCTCGACGTCATCACTGGCGAAGTGGGGGACCGTCTGACGGATCCCCCGCAGCCTGGCGTCGGCTCCGTGGCCCTTGCCATGGCGGCGCGGATGCTGACCAACCCCTCGGGCGTCCGGTCTGAGCAGGCCGGCGGCATGCTCGTTTCCTACGCGGACGCTCAGACGGGCGTCGCGCTGTCGGAGGACGAGCGCCGTCGGCTCCGACGCGCAGTGGGCCTGTCAACGAAGGCGGGCACACTGAACATCGGGCCGGACCCGTCAGTCGACTCGCGTTACTACCGCAGGTGGTCACCGTGAGCCTGCTCGGGGCCGTGATGAACGAGACGGTCATCATCAAGCGTCCCGGTACGCCGGTACGCGACTCCGCAGGCACCTTGAAGCCGGGGCCTGCCACACAGACGACCGTGGAGAACTGTGGAGTTCTGAACCCCTATGGCGTGGTGGTCGGTAGCTCGTCGGAGTACACCGACGGGCAGCAGACCGTAGTGACTCGCCGCGTGCTCTTCGCCCCGCCAGGGACGGACGTGCGCGCGGAGGATCGCGTCATCCACGGCAGTCGGACCTATCAGGTCATCGGGCTACCGCTGGAGTTCCCGGCAACGTCCCTCGCACACGTAGAGGCATCCCTCCAGGAGGTGACCGGTTGACGACGTATCGCAGCACCTACAGAGGCCGGTATTCCGGCATGCGCTCCATGCTGAAGCGCCCGTGGATGCTCCAAGCCGTACTGCCTGTGGCTCATCGTGGCGTGGCGGTCGCGCAGGAAATCTCCCCGGTTGGTACACCGGGGGAGGACCCACATCCCGGCGAGTACCGCGCGATGTGGAAGGTCGAATACGGGCTGAAGAATAAGAAGTTCCGCGGTCAGCCTGGGTGGCGTCACACGGCGACGATCGTCAACCGGTCTCCGCACTCCCGCATCGTGGAGTACGGCAACGGCAAGACGCCGGAGTACGGAATCGCCCGCGACACCATCGACATTCTGAAGGTGCTGCACGGTGGCTCCTGACGTTGAGACCGTCCTCGCGCCGTGGCTGGAGGCGACGCTAGGTGTCTTCTCCTGCGCGTCCACTCCGGACGACCTGGAGCAGCGACTCCCGGTGATTCGCGTTCGGGCCGGCGGAGGGTCTGGCGGACGCTTCAGTCAGCACCCACGAGTGTCCGTCGACGTCTTCGCGGCTGACGACGACGAGGCCCGCACGCTCGCCGCACAGGTCCACGAGGCGCTTGTCTTCCTGGACGGCGTCGCCGGCCCCGCTGTGGTTCGCGGCGTCCGGTGTGACTCCCTGCCGACTTCCCGACCGTGGGCGAACGACTCCGTTCGACGTCGCGGAGCCGAGTACACAGTCAGCCTCCGGGCCGCCTGAACACCCCCTGACCTTTGACCCGCTACCCGCGGGCCCTTCGCATGCCCTGGAGGCATCATGGCGGACACCCGCAATGCGGATCTGACCTACGGCGCAACGGATTTCCTCGTCTACCTCGCGGCCAAGAACACCGCGAGCCCGACGGGCTTCACTGACCCCGCGACCGGCTGGACCAACCTCGGTTGGATCACGACCGACGGCGGACTCTTCAAGATCGACGAAGAGTCGAAGGATGTCGAAGCGGCCGGCTCGCTGGAGCCGATCCGGACCCTGATGACGAAGAGCACGAAGAGCGTTCAGGTGACCTTCCTGGAGGGTCTGAACCCGCTTGTCCGCTCCCTCTACGACAACGTGGCCGTGGACGCCCTGGAGCCGACGACCGACATCGCGACCTACTCCCTGCCCGACAAGCCCAGCGACCTCCGCTACGCCTTCATCTTCGATTCGATGGATGGCGACAAGCGGATGCGGCTCTACATGCCGAACGGCAAGGTCACGGAGCGGGGCGACGAGCAGCCGCAGACCACCGACGTCATGAACGTCCAGATGACCTTCAAGTTCTACAAGGGCGCGTCCAGCGCGGCCGTGAAGCGGACGATCAAGTACGGCGGCATCGACGTCTCCGACTTCTTCCCCGCGTGATGACCAGCGGGGCCCGTATCTGCGCGGGTCCGGGCCCCGCTTACACCGCTAGTGACCCGCGCACCCGCCCGCCATGGGCACCCCCCACCTGACATAGGAGACCCGCGCGCATGACCGTTGAGCAGACCCCCGCTGAGGCGCAGGAGACCGAAGCCACCGAGGAGTACGTGACTGCCAGCCTGGCCGGCAAGTCGCTCCGCGTGAAGACCATTCTGAGCTGGCGCCCGTCGTACCTCCGCGCCCTGCGTGAGGGCGACTACGACAAGTGGGCGGAGGGCACCCTCCACCCTGACGACGTCGCCGCTTTCATCGACGCTGACGCGACCTTCGGGGAGATCAACGCCTTCACTGCGGAGGCCATGGAGCAGGCCGGGGAGACCCCGGGAAAGTCTGGGCGACCCTCCGCACGCTCACGGAGCACGCGGAAGCGGTAGAGGCGGACCTCGCGTTCCGCGGCATTGACGTTCTGGACGTCTACCGCGGACGCATGTCGCTCCGTCGGCTGCGAATCCTGATCGAGCATCTTCCGCCCGAGTCGCACACGAAGACGGCAATGCGCCGCGCCGCCCCGCCGGCCGACATGGCGCAGGCGACGGAAGACGCCCGCCCGGACCTGGCGCCGTGGTCCGGCGCAGAGATGCTGCTCGCGGCCCTCCTGGACGCGGTTCGGCTGAACACCTCCGTAGCCATCGCAGCCGCCGGAGGTAAGCCCGGCGAGTTCACGCCCACTCCACGCCCCGGCATTCCGCCGAAGAACGCATCCACTGGGCGCAAGTCGCTGACGGATGAGCAGCGCCGCGTACTTGACCCGCGGCTGAGGAACCAGCCGAAGGAGGCGTGATGGCCGGCGATCTGGACATTGTGGGCGGCGTCGGTGTCGACGTCGTACCGGTGATTCCGAACTTCCACACGAAGCTCAAGACCATCGTCCTGCCCATCGCCGACAAGGTCGGCGCGGAGGCTGGCAAGGCCATGGGCGACAAGATGGCGGAGTCCATCGGCGCCGTCCTGCGGGCCAAGTTGCCGAACGCGATCTCTTCGGCCATCACCGTTGCCGGGGGAGTGGCGCAGAAGTCAGCCGTCCGACAGGGCGAGCAGACCGGAGGCGCGTTCGCGCGCAGCCTGAAGGCCAAGCTCGAAGCCGCGTTCCGCGCGATGCCGAAGCTTGACGTCAAGCTCAGTGACACGGGCGTTGACGCCGAACTAGCCCGACTCCGCGCCAAGCTGGAGCAGTTGAGCCGGAAGCGCATCGGGATCGACATTGACGCCGCCACGGCGCGCGCACAGGTCGACGAGATCGAAGCCAAGCTGACGGCTCTGGGCGCGAAGCACCCCAACATAGCCGTGCGGGCGGACACTGCTGTTGCCCGTGCCGCACTGGCGGAGTTCCGCGCGGAGATCGACGCGGTAGACGCCAGAGACCCCGTGGTGCGCGTCAAGGCGGACACCTCGCAGGCTGAGGGCGCACTCTTTGCGCTCGCGATTCAGATCGGCGTCCTGACGGCGATCCCTGCCGTCCCGGTGCTGGCTGCAGGTATCGGCGCCATCGGCTCCGCAGCCATCGCGTCAGCCGCTGGCGTCGGATCCCTGGCGCTCGTCGCCATCCCCGCTATCAAGGGCATCTCAACGGCTCTGCAGGCGAAGACGGCGGCGGAGAAGGAGAGCACAACCGCGACGTCGTCCGGCGTCAACGCAGCGGTCCAGGCGCAGCAGCGGGCCCTAGCCATGGCCGGCGCTCAGCAGGCTCTCGCCGCCGCACACCGGAACGCAGCTCAGAGCATCCGCGCTGCCAGCGATCAGGTAGCGCAGGCAGAGCGCGCCGTCACGACCGCTGAGCGCTCCCTGACGGACGCGAAGAAGGCAGCGAAGCAGGCGGAGGACGACCTCACGCAGGCACGGGCCGACGCCACGAAGCAACTCCGGGACCTGGACAACCAGCTCGAAGACGGATCCCTGAGCCAGCGCGAGGCGACCCTCCGCGTCACGGCGGCGCAAGAGGATCTGAACGCCGTCCTCGCGAACCCCACGGCGACGCAGCTACAGCGCGATCAGGCGCAACTCACGCTTGATCAGGCGCTCCAGGCTCAGAAGGAACAGAAGCAGTCGTACGCCGACCTCCAGAAGTCCGCGGCGGCGCAGAAGAAGGCTGGCGTCGACGGCAACGACGCCGTGAAGGCCGCGACGGACCGGCTGGCCAACGCTCAGCGGAACGTCAAGGACCAAGCTCAGGCAGTCATCGACGCTCAGAAGCGAGTAGCTGACGCCGTTCGGAACGCCGCCAACGCGCAGGTTGCTGCAGCGGAATCGATCACGTCCGCAGAGCGCGGACTCCAGTCGGCCCGCCTGTCGGGGATGACGACCACGGCGAAGGCGGCGACGAAGGCCGACGCGTACCGCAAGGCCCTGGACAAACTCAGCCCGTCAGCGCGTGACCTGTACGACGCCATCGCCGGCCCGAAGGGGATCAGCGCAGCGTTCAAGACGTGGTCGACGTCGCTGCAGCCGGACGTTCTCCCGCTCTTCACGCAAGGCGTCGACGGGGCGAAGAACACCCTGCCGACACTGACGCCGCTCGTGCACGCTGCAGCGGACGCCGTGAAGACGCTCATGGACCGCGCGAGCGTGAGCTTGAAGTCCCCGTTCTGGCAGGGTTTCAAGGACGACATCGCGAACAGCGCGGAGCCTGCGATTGTCGGGCTGGGCATTTCTTTCGGCAACCTGATCAAGGGCATGGCCGGCGTCGTGGACGCTTTCCTCCCGCACATGGATGGCATCTCCCTGACGATGCAGCGGATCACGGGCCGCTTCGCCAAGTGGAGCGAGAACCTGAAGGGTTCGCCGGAGTTCGAGAACTTCCTGAAGTACGTCAAGGACAACTCACCGAAGCTGGCGGAGTTCCTGGGAAACATCCTGGGCGCCGTTGCTGACGTCTCGAAGTCCCTTGCTCCGCTGTCGACGGCGATGTTCGGCGTTCTGAACCCGATTATCGACGGGATAGCGTGGATCGCTACCAACGTTCCTGAGGCCGTACAGCTCCTGTGGGGCCTGTACACGGTCAACAAGGTGATTGCCCTCGCGGCGCCTCTCTGGGCGGCGGCGATGGTCATTTACGCCGGGGCCGTCGCTGGAGCTGCTGGAGAAACGTGGTCGTGGGCGGCTGCTATCCAGGCGACGGGCATTGTCCCGCTGATCGAGCTGATTGTCCTGGCGGTCGCAGCACTGGTAATCGGAATCATCGAGGCTTACAAGCACGTCGGCTGGTTCAAGGCTGCCGTCGACGGCGCCTGGACCGGCATCAAGGTCGCAACGCTCTTCCTCTGGAACTTCGTCCTGAAGCCCGCGTTCGAGGGCATTTGGTGGGCGATGAAGAAGATAGGCGACATAGCTGTCTGGCTCTGGCAGCACGCCATCGGACCCGCCTTCCGCCTGATCTGGGAAGCGGCAAAGATCCTCGCGACGATCCTGATTATCCTGGTCATCGGCCCTATGTACCTGGGGTTCAAGGTGCTGGGAGCAGTCGCCCTGTGGCTCTGGACGCACGCCTTCAGGCCCGCGTTCGGCTGGATAGGAAAGGCGTCGCTAGGGCTCTGGAACAACTTCCTGAAGCCGGTCCTCGGTTGGATCGGAGACAAGATCGGGTGGCTGTGGACGAACGTCGTGAAGCCCCAATTCACGGCCATGAAACTGATCTTCCACGCGTTGGGGGACGCGGGTTCCTGGCTCTGGAAGCACGCCCTGAAGCCGGTATTTGGCTGGATCGCTGACGGCGCAGAGGTGTTGTGGAAGTACGGCGTAAAGCCGTGGTTCGATCTGCTGAAGAAGGGCGTCAGCCTCGTCGCCGACGCCTTCGAGTCGGCAAAGGACAACATCAAAACGCAGTGGGACGCGCTGAAGTCGATTGCCAAGACACCGATCAAGTTCATCATCGATCACGTCTACAACAATGGCATTGTCCCGTTGTGGAACCGGGTCGCTGGGATCACCGGTGCCCACAAGCTGAAGAAGATGGACCTGGAAGGGTTCGCAACCGGCGGCGTCCTTTCCGGCTATTCCCCCGGACGTGATGACCGCGTAATCGCAGTCGGTGGCGGCGAAGCGGTCATGCGGCCGGAGTGGACGCGCGCAGTCGGCGCAGACCGGATCAACTCGTGGAACGCAGCAGCCCGTTCAGGCGGCGTCAGTGGCGTTCAGCGTGCCATCGGTGACGGAATGCCTGCGTTCTCGCTGGGCGGCGTCGTCGACGACATCTGGGGCGGTCTGAAGGCGGCTGGCGGGACGATCGCCGACGGCGTTTCGGGTGCAGCGGACTTCATCACGAACCCCGACAAGGTGTTCAACTCCGCGTCCAAGTGGATTCAGTCCGTCATGCACAAATTCGCGTCCTCCAAGTGGGGGCAGATGGCGACGGACATCCCCGTCGGGATGCTGAAGAGCCTGAAGAATTCCATCTTCGGTGGCTCTGACGGCACGCCTACCGGACCCGCAACAGGCGGCGTAGGTCGAGCCCTCCTCTGGGCTCGCACGCAGGCAGGCAAGCCGTACCAGTGGGGAGGAGCGGGGAACCCCTCCTTCGACTGCTCGGGCTTCATGGGGTCGATTCAGAAGGTCATTGAGGGACTGAACCCGTTGGGCCGCGTCTGGTCGACGGCCAGCTTCCAGGGCAGCAACGCCCCGGCAGGCTGGGTGAAGAACCTCAACTCGCCGTTCCGTATCGGCGTGACCAACGCAGGAGTCGGCCACACGGCCGGCACGCTCGCGGGCGTCAACGTCGAATCCAGGGGCGGACGGGGCGTGATCGTCGGATCCGGCGCCCGCGGATGGAATGACCCGCTGTTCCCGGCGCACTACGGATTCGCCCCCGCCATGGGCGCGAAGCTCTACGACGACGGTGGCTACCTGCAGCCCGGCATGAACCTTGTTGCGAACGGGACCGGCAAGCCCGAGCCCGTTCTCACGACAGGGCAGTGGGACGACATCCGGACCGCGAAGACCGGCAGCCCGACGATTCAGGCCGACGTGAAGGTCTACGTCGGCGACCGCGAGATCACGGACATCGTGCGCACGGAAGTCGTCGCGCGCGAAGACTCCTCCGCTTCGGCGATTCTCACAGGAAGGGTGATCTGATGGCCGACGACCAGGACGGCGAGGCGCCTGTCTTCACGGCCCCGGTCGTGACGCCGGAGCCCGACCCTGACGTCCAGCCCCGTCGGGGCGAGCCTGGCGCGAGCGGTGAAAGCCTGTGAGCGTCAGTACGAATCTCCTGCCCGCGAACACGGCGGGACTGGACACCGACGTAAGCGGCTGGACTGCAGGCAGCAACACGACCATCGCCCGCACGACGAGCCGCTACTACATCACCCCGGCGTCGCTGCAGCTCACTGCGACGGCGTCGGGGGCTGTGGCTGCGACCACATCAGCCCGCGTCCCGGTGACCGCTGGAGCGGAGTACACGGCCTACGCGTACTTCTCTCAGGCCACAGCCACGGCGGGACGCACGGCGTCCGTGTCCGTGTCGTGGTACTCAGCGGTGACGGGCGGAACGGCGCTGTCGACGTCGACGAGCCCTCTCGGTTCGTTGCCGACGTCGTCCACCGCCTGGCTAACTCCGCCCCCGATTCTCATCGCGTCGGCGCCGGCTGGAGCCACGTACGCGGCTGTCACGATCACCGTGGCCGGACTCAGCGCGAGCGCCGTCGTATACGCGGACGTGATCAGCTTCGGACCCCCGAACACGCTCGCTGGGAACCTCCTGCCGTACAACACGCAGGGCAGCGAGGTCAGCATCTCGGGATGGCAAAACCTCTGGCAGACGACCCAAGTCCGGTCGGCGGAGCAGTCGTACGAGGGTTGGTATTCGCTCAAACTGACGGGCTCCGTCACGGGAGCTGTCCGGGCCGGCATGGTGACCTCAGTTGCCGTAACGGCGGGGACGGAGTATCTGGGCTACGCGTGGGCGTATGTACCGCGGAGCAACGCGGAGTTCCACATGAGCATCCGTTGGTACGACTCGACTGACACGCTGCTGTCGTCCACCTCGCAGACTTCGACGATCACCACTGCGTCGACGTGGACGAGATGCGCCGCAATCGGCGTCGCTCCCGCGGGCGCCGTGGCTGCTCGTCTGGTGCTGGAGTTCGTGACGATCACGGGCGGCGAATACTGGTGGTTCGACCAGATGGCACTCATGCCATCGCCGATCCTCACCGGGAACCTGCTCGGGTACAACGCGCAGGATTTCGAGGCGGACGTGACCGCCTGGAGCGCGACGTCCGGCTGCACCATCGCGCGGACGACGACCCGGGCTGTCGGGGGTGTGGCCTCCATGCAGGTAACGGCGACTGGGGCATCCGACCCGACGGTCAGCCTCGTCGGGACTGTGCCAGTCACCCCACGCCAGGCATACAAGATCGTCCCCAACGTCTACCACGCCACCGCCACGGCGGCCGTAGTCGTGGACATGCTCTTCACGTGGTTCGACGCAGACGGCGTGATCCTGGAGAGCAACTACAGCCGATGGACGACGAGCGCCGCCGCCGGTTGGTACGCACCCATCGGCAGCGCCGTGGCGCCGGCCAACGCCGCAAGCATGCGCGCAGGAATCCGCGTCGTCGGAGCTGCTACCGGCGCCGTGTTCAACGTGGACAGCGTCCTCGTCGCAGCAGGCGGCCTAGGCGTGATCGCGGACCTGATTGACGGCGTCTACGGCACGGCGATCAGCATGCAGGGGCTGACGACCAACGGCTACACCTCGTGGGGTCTCTGGCGGATGCTGGAGGACGGCTCCATGACTCCCGTACGCGGGAGCAGCGGAGACCTGGACCTAGTGGCCATCACGTCGGACCTGGCCGTTGCGGAGGACTACGAGGCTCCGCTAGGCGCCCGCATCAGCTACTACCTGAAGGTGTGGACGGGGTCGGCCTACCTGGCGACCACGTCGGAGGCTGTGGTCATCCCGGAGCCAGGTGACACGGAAGTCGTCATCAAGGATCCGTCGCTGCCGGCACGGTGGACGCAAGCTGTCGTCGCCCGGGGCGGCATGCCGGACTGGACGAGGTCCGCGAGGCAGGGCGTCAACCCGGTACGAGGACGCGCCCGCCCCGTAGTCATCAGCGACGTCCGCACATCGCGAGCGGGGACGCTGAGTCTCGTCACTGAGACTCAGGACGATCTCGACACCATGTGGTGGCTCCTGGATACCGGGAACACACTCCTGATCCAGTGGCCGTCGGAGTGGGGCGAGCGTGACGTCTATGTCCAGGTGGGCGACGTCACGGAGGCCCACCTCGCGGAGTACGCCGGGTACCGCGACCGAGCGTGGAGCGTTCCTCTGACGGAGGTGGACCGGCCGATCAACGGCATCACGGGGTCCGCCGACCGGACATGGCAAGACGTCCTTGACGGCAACACCGACTGGCTGTCGGTGCTCGCGAGCGCGGACAACTGGCTTGACGTCTACACCGGAGTACAGGGGGGCTGATGTACGCCGTATCTGCTCGGTTCCTACAGGCTCTGACGACGTCGCACTCCATCACCGTCCGCGCGCAGGCCTTTTACGAAGGTGCGCTCACCGTTGCCGACCTCCCGATTCAGGACGGGTCGGTGACGGTTGACCGTGGGTCGAAGGTCCGTCGCTCTCTTTCGCTGACGGTCAGCAACCCGAAGTATCTGCCGTGGAATCCGCTCGACCCGCTGGCTGCTTATGGGCAGTCGCTCGTCATCACACGAGGTATCCGCTTTTCCGGCGGAGTCGTGGAGGAGGTTCCCCTAGGAACTTTCCGGATCGACGAGCCGCAAGGGGACGTGCACTTTGGACCGGTAACCCTGACGGGCAAATCGTCGGAGTGCTACATCATCGACGACAAGTTTCTCACGCCCAAGACAACGCGGGGTTACTCGACGTGCGTTGACGCCATTACGGCCCTGATCCGGGAAACTCTACCGGATTCCGTAATCGTCAACTCAACGTCCGACAGCCGTAATCCAGCGTGTGCGATCACGACGTGGGACGCCAACGCGGACCGCTGGGACGCCGTTCAGCAAATAGCCCTAGCAATGCAGGCGGAGATTTACGTCGATGCCCTGGACCGTTTCGTGATTGCTGATGTTCCGGAAGTGTTGTCCTCCCGTGTTGTTTGGGACATCGCGGAAGGAGAGGGCGGAACGCTGATGTCCGCCGCGCGTCAGATGTCAAGAACGGCTGTTTACAACGCCGTTGTAGCGTCCGGCGAGAACACGGCCTCTAACATCGCACCCGTCAGCGCCGTTGTCTACGATGACGACCCTCTGAGCCCGACCGTGTGGGGCGGACCGTTCGGCAAGGTGCCAAAGTTCATTTCCTCGTCCCTCTGGACGACGGTCGGAGCGTGCCAAGCGGCGGCGGAGTACGCGCTCTTCGACGCGATAGCGCCTAACGTGGCGACCTCCATTGACTCGATTCCTAACCCGGCGCTCGACGGCGGGGACTGTCTGCGCATTTCCTACGCCGACCGGAAGGAGCTTTTCATCCTCCAGTCCGCGTCGATCCCGCTGACGGCAGACGGCTCATTCTCGGTGAGCCTGCGCGGCGGCAAGGAGGACGACTCATGACCGCTCAGAGGCTCGCTTACGCCGTGAGACAGGCTGCCAGCCGCGCAGTGACGCAGGAGGCCGCTGGGTGGCGTCTGGCGACCGTCACGGCTACCCACACGGACGGCACGGTCGACATCGCCACGGCGCACGGCTCCGTGGCATCCGTGCGACGCCTGAAGTCGTACACGTCGCCGGCCGTGAATGACCACGTGGTCGTCATGACGAACTCCGACGGGAATTGGGTCGTCGTCGGCGCCCTAGCCACTTCCTAGCCCAGACACTTCGAGAGGGATACCGCCATGTCAAAGGGCGACGACTACGCACAGGGCGTTCAATACCCGCTCCTGTCTGACACGCCAAACATCGAAACGGCGATGAAGACGCTGGTAAACGGCGTCGTTCCGCTGGTCGTCATGAAGTTCGCCAACGCCAACTCCCGCGCTGCTGCCTTCGGAACAACCGTCAAGCTCGTTCCGGGGATGGTCACTTACCTGATTGCCGAAGACCGGTGGGAGGGATATCAGGCCGACGGTACATGGATGCTGATGTCCGACGGTCCGTGGCAGTCGTTGACGTACGTTTCCGGATACATCGCGATGGGCGGTTCCCCCGGCTGGAGGCTCAAGGCTGGCGGCGGAATCGAATTGCGCGGCCGTATTCGGAAGTCCAACGGGCTCGGATTCACTGACGACGGATCGGCCGTTAAGTTCGCCTCAATTCCGTCCGCCTACGCTCCCGCGGCCATCCGCTATTTCATGGGGGCGGCAACACGGTCCACGTCCGACGGCGTCACTCGCTACACCGTGCGTCTTGAGGTTCACACCGACGGCGGGCTGTTCTACAACGCCGAATTTGGTAGTGCTGCCGGGGCGTCTGACAACCCGGCGTGGTTCGCACTCGACGGAATCCAGTTCAGCCCTGCCGGCGACTAACCGACACGCAGCACCACTCATTCACGCCCCGCAGCGTCGGGGCTTTTTTCATGCCCTGGAGGGGACAGCAGATGTCGGAAATATGGCTGACTGAGGCCGCGCGACTGGGTGACGGCTCGATAGGCGGCGCCATGGACTACCCGAGCGCGCCCGCCCGTGTCGTCTGGCACACGACGGAGAGCGGAGCCGGGGACGCCGCGTTCAACGCCGTCGCGAAGGTGCTGATCAACAACGCGACGGAGCCCCACTTCCTCTACGACCCGACGACGGACCGCATCGGTCAGTTCGGCCCGATGACGGAGTCCGCCCGCGCGCTGCGGAACGACGGGTCGACGAGGACGAACCGCGTCGGTAAGGCCTGCATACAGATCGAAGTCCTGGGCCGCGCTGGCAAGCCGTTCACGGGCTACTGGACGCCCGGGAAGAACTTCAAGGCCCTGATGCGCGCCATACGGAGCTGGGGCGTCCCCGACGTCTTCCCCGCCGGATCCCTGGCGACGTCGTACGCCGACGCCGACAACCGGCCCCGCACGACGTGGATGACGAAGGGCGGGCACTACGGGCACTGCAACATCCCGGGCAACGACCACTGGGACCCGGGCAACATCGACAAGTCGAAGCTCTTCGCGGCGGCCCCGGTCACCGTCACGACTCCCGTGACGTCGAAGCCCTCCACCCCGGCGAAGCCGGTCGTCGACCTGAGCAATGTCGTCTCGGCCGCGAAGCAGGACCCGAAGCTCGCGCAGGGGAAGACGACGCACAAGGCGGATGTCCTGCTCGTGGAGAAGGCCCTCGTAGCGGAAGGGCTGCTCGCGTCGAAGTACGCGGACGGAAGCTTCGGGACGAAGACCGTCGCCGCGTACAAGGCCTGGCAGAAGTCGAGGGCGGGCGGCTCGTTCACGGGCTCCGCCGCGGACGGCATACCGGGCAAGGCCTCGCTGACGAAGCTGGGCGCGCGCCACGGCTGGACCGTGAAGGCCTGACGTGGGACCGGAGATCTTGGCGGCCCTGATCGGTGGTTGCGCTGTCCTAGGCGCCGCCCTGATCGGGGCCGTTCCCGCTGTCCTGGCCATCCTGCGTCGCCATCGCGGCGCAGTTGAGGCGGACGGCGCGGCTACCCGAGACCAACTGACCGCCCTGGGCGACGTCCTGGGCGCCCGCATCGACGGCGTGAAGGACGAGCTGCGCTCTGACGTCGGCGAACTCCGCGAGGACGTAGCGCGCGTGCGCGAGTGGCAGGCCGGCCACGACGCCGAACACCTGCTTCTGAGCCGCCAGCAGAGAGGCGACACCACATGACCATGCCTTCAGGCATCACGACCGTGACACTGACCGGTCGCTACATCCGTCCCGACGGGACGCCACTGACCGGTACCGTCCGGTTCGCCGCCCCGGACTACGTGCGTCTTCCAGGCGCTGACACGACGTCCGTGGGCGCCGTGACGGTGACGCTCGACACGAACGGCGCCTTCTCCGTCGTCCTGATCGCGACGGACAACACCGACGCGCGGCCCACGAACTTCACGTACACGGTGACGGAAGTGTTGACCGACATCAGCACCCGCACCTACTACATCGCGCTGCCGGAGGCGTCCGGGACGATCGACCTCGCGGACATCGCGCCGGCTGCGTCTGCGCCCGGTGACTTCGTCCTCGTCGCAGGCCCCGCGGGGAAGACGATCCTCTCCGGGACGACTGCCCCGACGTCGGGTGACGGCACGAACGGGGACTACTGGCTCGACTACGTGGCGTGGACGATCTACGGCCCGAAGGCGTCCGGCGCCTGGCCGTCGGGTCACGCGCTCGGTAGCGGCGGCGCCGTGGCGTCGGTCAACGGCTTCACTGGCGCTGTCACCCTGAACTACTCGAACGTGGGCGCGGATCAGGCCGGAGCTGCTGCAACGGCCCTGACGTCTGCCCACACCTACACGGACACGAAGATCTCGGCGGAGGTGACGCGCGCTGACGCCGCCTACCTGCAGGCGGAGGGGAATCTCTCCGAACTGACGGACCCGGCTGTCGCGCGGACGAACCTGGGCGTCACTCCAGCGGCCATCGGGGCTCTCTCCACGAGCGACGCAGCGTCGACCTACTCCCCGCTGAGCAAGGCCGACACGGGCGACTGGGTGTTCAACGTGAAGGCCGCGTACGGCGCCAAGGGCGACGGCAAGGTGAGGTCGGACGGCGCCATGACGTCGGGGTCCGCAACGCTGACTTGCGCCACGTCGACGCCCTTTGCGTCGACTGACGTCGGCAAGGTCGTCATGGTCAAGGGCGCGGCTGCGACGGGCGTGACGACCCTCGTCACCACGATCACGGCGTTCACGGACTCCGGTCACGTCACGCTAGGCGCATCCGCGTCGACGACGGTGTCCGGCGCGATCGTCATGTGGGCGACGGATGACACGTCGGCGATTCAGGCGGCGATCAATGCCGCCGTTTCGTGGGCGCTGAACAACTCCGGCGCCGCCCGAGTCTTCATCCCCGCCTCTAGCGGCTTCTACGGCGTGGGAGGCGCGCGTGTCACTGGCGGAACGACGCTGGGGAACTCGCAGCTCACGATCCCTGTCGTCTCGTCGACGGCGCGGAAGGTCGTGCTGACGATTGAGGGGATCACGAACGGCGCCGCTCTGGAGCACTGGGAGCAGACGGTCCCGCAGACGTCGGGCTCCACGATCGTCAGCTTCGGCGTCAACTCGGGCGTGAGCGCGCAGTCGTCGACGATCACCGCGAACGGCAACCCCGCCGTACTGGGAGGCCCTGCGCAGCCCGGCGGCTACGGTGTGGCGCCCGGTGTGTTCTCGAACATGTTGATCAGCTTGAAGGATCTCTCGATCCTGACGGCGTACAGCCTCTACGGCCTGACGTACACCGCGTTCGACTTCTCCGGCATCGCGAACGCCCACGTGGAGAACATCGCGATCGGGACAACGGGGACGGTACCGAGCGGCGACTTCGCCTCCCCGAACCAGTTCGCGAACGGACTCTCGATCGGCGCTCTCATGCCGGCCGCCGGGAACAACGACTACTGCATCGTCAAGAACGTGTCGGTGCACGGTGGCTACACGTACGCGTTTTACGCGACGGAGCACACCGTAGTTGACACGATGCGGCTGCTCTACTGCTGGTCGGGGTTCTGCGTCGTCGGCCTCTACTTCGGTTCTGTGGGCGCCACGCACGCGATCAAGGCGGCTCAGCTCAGCGTGGAGGCGTGCACGAACAACGTCCTAATTGTGGGCGTTGGGAGCGGAGGAATCGGGCCGTTCATCGACATCGATCAACTCGACACCGAGACGTCGACGCCCACCTTCGCCGACACCACGTCGGGCACTGGCCTGGCGGCTGCGCGGGGGACGATCAAGCTGACGGGCCTCTACACGGTGGCGAACCTGAGCACGTCGGGGCACACGACGGGCCTGACGATCATCGACGGGCAGAACCCGACCGGTGTCCGCGGCCTGACCGGAACGGCGACGGTACGCGTCACTGACCGATACCTCGTCTGCAACACGACCAGCGCTGGCTTCACCGTCACCCTGATCTCCGCGGCGAACACGCCGAACGTGTACACGCTCAAGAACTCCGGGACGAACACCCTGACGGTAGCGGCGGCGGGAAGCGAGACGATCGACGGTTCGGCGACGAAGACTGTCGCGGCTGGCGCGTCCGTGACCGTCGTCTCGTCCGGCGGCAACTGGGTTTCCGTGTGACGTGAGGCACTAGCGAGGCTGCCCCTCACAAGGGGGCGCCTCGTACCCATAACTCCTCCAACAGCAACAAGGAGGAGTGAGGGCATGGCCGGCAACATCGGCATCATCGGCCGCGCGAGGGTGGGCAAGGACACGGTGGGGAAGTGGCTCGTCGACAACCGCGGATATGAGCGGGTCGGCTTCGCGGACCTGCTGAAGCTCGCGGCGTGGAAGATCGACCCAATCACCCGGGCCGACTTCTTCGGACCGCAGCGACGGTGGTCGGACAACATCACTGGCGAAGGTAGCTACGAGCGGGCAAAGGACGAGATCCCTGAAGTCCGCCGCTTCCTTCAGGCGTTCGGCGCCGCTATCCGCGACATCGATGAGGACTTCTGGCTCCGGGCGGCGCTGAAGAAGGTCACGGCCGCGAACGAGGCTGGCTCACCCGTCGTCATCACGGACGTCCGGTACCCCAACGAGGCGGAGAGCCTGCGTCGGGCCGGATTCCACCTGATCTACGTCTCCCGACCCGGCGTCCCGCACCTGGACCACGAGTCCGAAGGTGCCCTGACGTCGGCAGACGCGGACTACAGCCTCAGCAACTGCGGATCCCTGTCCGGGCTCTACATCGAGCTTCAGGCCATCGTCGACGACGTCTACAACATCGAATCCCGCCGGCAGTACGGCCGGAGCTACTAACGAGAGGCACACACGCATGAAGAGTTTCCTCAGCAAGGCACGCGCCTTCGCCTCCGCGCTCTACGCGAGGGCGGTAGCGGCGCTGACGGTCTTCCTGGTCACGGAACCTGTCCGGGCGAGAGCCCTCCTGACGTCGGCCGTCATCCTGGCTGGTGCCGTCGTTCCTGCCCTGGCGCAGGAGAACGTCGCCAACGTCATAGCGGGCGTCGGTCTGACGGCGATCGTGGCCCTGGCTGGCGAGTCCGCCCGGGACAGGGTGACGCCAGTCGACGGCAAGAGCGACAACGAGTAACCACGAGTAACCCGAGGCCCCGTAGCTTCCCTAAGTGGAGGCTTCGGGGCCTTTTTTTGTGTTTCGATCCTGTGACGCAACTCACTATTCGCACCCTAACTACGCGTCATACCTGATCAAGGGTGTAGAGGGCGCTTTCATGCGTTATACACCTGCGCTAGTCGACTGACGCGCGAGTTGTGGGGACCACCACATACCCGTACGCTCCGCCCATGCCGACCTCACCTGGCGTACTACTAGAGGCCCTGGGCGGGCTATGGGATCGCCTAAGGGCGGACGTACCGGAACTCCCGGACGTCCTTATCGCCGTCACCCCAACGGCACTGCGCGCGGACCACGGTCCGGAGCGGTGGACGAAGGGGGACAGCGGAGCTGTAACAGGCCTCGTCGTCAGCGCGGAGACGCTGGAGCAGGGCCCCGTGCCCGTCCTCGCTGCCGTTCTGCACGACGCTGCCCACCTACTTTCCTGGGTCCGTGGGATCCAGGACACCACTATGCGAGGTGCCTACCACAACGCTAAATACCTGACGGCCGCGGAGGAGGTCGGGTTGGAGTGGCCGGCCGACGCGGAGAGATCATCGACGCGCGGGTTCGTCGACCCGCGGCTGACAGAGGCGGCGCTACGCCGACACGCGCCGGATCTGGAGGCCCTGGAGGATGTGATCCCTCAGGCTCTGCCGCACCTAGTCATCCCTCAATCCCAGTCGACGAGGCGCACTGAGCGACTAACCGCGCGCTGTCAGTGCGACCCACCGCGCCTGATTCGGATCTCCCAGACTGCCATGTCCGCCGGCCCGATCACCTGCGGAGTGTGCGGACAGAGGTTTGCCTGATCCGTTACGAAGGACTGGACCACTCTAAGAAGCGCGGGAGGTACTATCGGTACGCTGGCGACCGACCATGACAGAGACAGAGGGGTATCAGATGCCAGGCAAAGAGGTCTCAAGGGCTGAAACGCCCGG